CGTACATTGACCCAGAACCTGTAACGCCTCCTCAAGGGGATCCGTACGATCAGCCATATGTACCTCCTCAAGGGGATCCGTACGATCAGCCATATGTACCTCCTCAAGGGGATCCGTACGATCAGCCCTATGTGCCACCTCAAGGCGATCCTGACTTCTACGAGCCCTATGTGCCACCTCAAGGCGATCCTGACTTCTACGAGCCCTATGTGCCACCTCAAGGCGATCCTGACTTCTACGAGCCCTATGTGCCACCTCAAGGCGATCCATACGATCAGCCCTACACGTTGCCTCAAGGCGATCCATACGATCAGCCCTATGTTCCTGAGCCTGAGCCTGTACGCGAGCCTGTAGACAAATCCTATTGGGATGATGTAATTAGGGAAGAAGTCGGGCCTTCAAGGGGCTTGATGAAAAATCAAGAAGAGCTGCCTGAAGAGTTTGATAAATACCTACAACCCGCGCCTGAGCCTGAGCCTGAGCCTGCGCCTTCAGACTTTATCCCAGCCAACCCTAGTGACTTTGGCGCTGTGGACGATACCGGTGATGGCGGTGACGGCGGTGGCGATTGGTGGTTTGATGACGGTAATGATCTTGACGAAGACAGCTACGATTACGCCGGTAACGCCAACGGCGGTTTGATGGGTTACGCTAACGGCGGCATGATGCCCCGCTACGCCCTTGGCGGTCTTGGTGCACTGGGCGGTTACTCTGATGGTGGCCGTTTGCTCAAGGGTCCCGGAGACGGCGTGTCTGACAGCATTCCTGCTACGATTGGCCGTAAGAAGCACCCCGCACGTCTTGCTGATGGTGAGTTTGTAGTGCCTGCACGTATTGTGTCTGAGCTGGGTAACGGCTCTACAGAAGCTGGCGCACGTAAGCTGTACGCCATGATGGACCGTATTCAAAAAGCTCGGGGCAAGACTGTTGGTAAGGGCAAAGTAGCCGCCAACTCCCGCTCTGAGAAACATCTTCCCGCATAAGGAGTCAGTAAATGGCCAGCCAAGTCTTACAACAAACAACGGAAAACCAAGTAGGTTTTGCGCCTCAACTTGCCCCTTACGCGGAAAGATTGCTGGGAAAAGCAGAAGCTTTTGCTGACCCCAACATCCCTTACGAGGCGTATACAAAAGAGCGTGTTGCGCAGTTCTCCCCACTTCAAAAGCAATCCTTTGAAGGCGCTCAGCAAATGCAGCCTGCATATCAACTGGCAGGCGCTTCAGGTTTGGCAGGGTTGGCGGGTCAACAGGCACTCAACACACAGTATGGCCCTAGCAACTACCAAGCAGGTAGCGTGACTGGCGGTGATGCGCTGTCTCAGTACATGTCGCCCTATGTTCAGCAAGTCATTCAGCGCCAGCAAAACGATGCTGCGCGTCAAGCGGCTATTGCAGGACAGTCTCAGCAAGCTCAAGCGGCTCGTGCTGGTGCGTTTGGCGGTAGTGGTGACTATCTTATGCGGGGTCAGGCCGCCGGTAATTTGGCTCGCCAAAAGGGCGACATCTTTGCTACTGGCATGCAAAACGCTTACGGCCAAGCACTAAGCCAGTTCAATACAGAGCAACAGCAACGCCAACAAGCGGCGCAGTTAAATGAACAGTCACGCCAGTATGGCGCAGGTCTTGGTTTGCAAGGTCTGCAAACAGCCCTTACAGGCGCCAACACACTGAACACAATTGGTCAGAACCAATTCACTCAGGGCATGGACATCAACAAGTTGCAAAATACTTATGGTGGCCAGCAACAACAGCAAATGAATACTATTCTTGGCAACCAATACCAAGAGTGGCTCAACGCTCAGAACCAGCCCTACAAACAAATGGGCTTCATGTCTGACATTCTTCGCGGTGCACCTCTGTCTCAAATGGGTAGCACCATATACGCACCTCCTGCAAGCCCAATTTCTCAAATAGCAGGTGTTGGCCTTGCCGCTAAAGGCTTGGGCGTGTTCAAGAAGGGCGGCGCTGTTGAAGATGTCGCGTATAGGGATAAACCCGCAGGCTTGGCTGATCTTGCAATCTATAACATGGGCTGAAGAACATGGCACTCCCAAACTCAGAAAACATCCTTTCGCGTTTAGAAAAACTGCCCGATCAGGCCCTGAAACAAATGGCCATGATGCACAAGGCCGACCCGTACATACTGCCTTTAATCATCTCTGAAGATGGTCGCCGTAAACGCACGCGTCAAGCCGCGCAATCCCAGATGGCGCAGATGCCCAAAGTAGCCGATGCGGCGGTAGATCAGATGGGTATTGCACAACTACCTACGCCCAATATTGACGGTATGGCTGATGGCGGTATTGCTGGTTACGACGACAATGACTTTAACTTTGCTCAACGCAACGAGCCTGTGGTTCGTATGGCTGATGGCGGCCACGTTCCTCGTTATCAAGGCGTTCCAACGGCTATGGGCGGTGATGGTAGTCTAGTTAAATCGTCTATTCAGAAGATTGAAGAAGCAAATATTGCGGCCCTTGGGCCCCTTGCACAGCAGTTTAAACAAGCTGAACAGCAGTTTATTGCCGCTGCAAAGTCTGGCGACCAGCAAGCCATAGCGCAATATATGCAGGCCAAGGAAGTTTTGCGCAAACAACTAGAAGAAACCGTGACATCTAAGTTTGGTAATCAGGCGCCTAAAGTACTAAATCAGCTCTTGTCTTCTGACAGTGCCGCCCCTGCTGCGCCTGTTGTTCCTGTTGTTCCTGCAGAGGCCAAAGCTCCGGCTGTTCCAGCTTCCGATGTTGCGGCAAGCACTGCCCCTGCGGCCTCCACTAAAAAAACTCCCGTTGCCTCTGCCGCACCACCCGCACAAGGCGGGCAGGGAGCTGCTTCTGGTCAAGGCATTCAGAGCATTTACGAGTTGTTTGCGGGCCCTAAGGCTAAACGTGATACTGAACTAAATGAAATTAAAGAACTTATACGGCAGCAAGGCGCAGCAGAAACGTCTTCTGCTCAGAGACAATTAAACCAGCTTAAAACCGATATTACGGCGCAGGGTGAGTACGGCAAAGACCGCGAAGCCAAGCTCAAAGCCAAAGAAGAGCGGATTGGTAAAGAAGAAAGCAAGGCTGGCAATTTAGCGCTTTTGGAAGCGGGTCTGGCCATGATGTCAGGTACTTCCGCTAATGCGTTTGCAAACATTGGTCAGGGTGCTTTGGTTGGAACCGCCGCATACCGTAAGAGTTTAGACAAGATTTCAGACGCTCGGGACAAGCTTGAAGATGCTTACGGTCGTTTGGAAGACGTTCGCTTTAACCAGAAGAACCTGAACAACTCCGAGATTCGTAAAGCTACTGCCGACGTAGATAAAGCTACTAACGCAGGACTTAAGAGCCTTACAGATTTTGCCGTCACACGCTACGGCATGTCTCGCGAAGATGCCAAGACCATGTTTACAGGCGCTATACAAACTAATGTTGCAAATATTGGCGCTGGTGCCACTAGATATGCCGCAGACAGACGGTCAGCGGACAACAAAGACTACATAAATGCAGTTAAGGGGTCAGGCGCTATTGAGCAGGCCCGTAGGAACGTGATGGAACAGGTCATGAAGACTAACAAGTACGGCACGCCTGAAGAAATTCAAACTGCGTTTGAAGCGGAGTGGAAAAAAACCTTGCAATTAAATCCAGAACTGGCAAAATTAGCGGGTACTGCCGGGGGCGGCAGTGCACCTTCATCTGGCGCCGATTTTGTTTTAAATCCCCAGACAGGAAAACTTGAACCAAGAAAGTAAACTATGAGCTACACCGTTGCTTTGCCTGATGGACGAACCGTTGAATTTCCAGACAACGTACCAAAAGAAAAAGCAGCGGAGATCCTTCGGGAACAACTTGGCATAGGCGGTTCTCCAGAAGAAGGCTTTGTTCCTGCTGTTAAAGCAGGCATCTCTGGTTTAAAAAGCGCGGGGGCTGCGCTTGCTGGCCGTACAGGTGTCATGGACACCGCGCGTGCCAAGCAGATCATGGCCGAGGAAGAAGCGTACCAACAACGTACCTTCAAGCCTACAGAAAAAGGCTGGTCGGGAGCGCCAGTCACTAAATTTACCGAGTTGCTTGGCGGCTCTTTGCCGTACATTGCAGCTCCACTAGCGGCAGGCGCTGCGGCTACGTTTGGCGGTGCTCCGGCCCTTGCCGCTACTGGCTTGGGTGCTTTAGTCTCAGGCGGCCAGTTTACTGGCCAGTTCTTGAAACGCCAGACTGAGGAAGGTACACCGCTCGAGCAGACAAACTTAGCCGCCGCTGCTGGCGCAGGTTCTGTTGCAGGTGCCCTTGACTTACTGTCTTTCAAAATGTTCCCTGCTATTCGGGGTATTTTTGGTGCGGCAGGTAAAGAACTTTCTCAGGACGCAGCTGAACAGATTGCCAAGCAAGGCATGACAAAAATGTTGGGGGACTACTCCAAAGCTACGGGTAAAGCTATTGGCGCAGAGAGTACTACAGAAGTAGCACAGCAATTCCTTGAGCGTTTACAAGCTGGTTTAAAACTTACAGACGCACAAGCTCGTGACGAGTATTGGGATAGTTTGATTGGTGGCGCTGTGTTGGGTGGCGCATTAGCCCCTGCAGGTCGTTACATTGAGCGTGGACGGATTAAGTCCCAGCAGGCAGAAGAAGCCCGTGCGGAGCAAACCAAACAAGTGCAGGCACAAGAAGCCGAGAAGCAGCGCTTGGAGCAAGAGCAAGCCGCGTACCGCCAAACCCCTGAGTACTTGGACGAGATTCAGACTCGCTACGCTGACTTGCAAAAACAAGAAGCTGATTTGCTGGCGCGTATTAAAGGCAAACCCGCCGAAGGCGATCTGGCTGCTGTTGCAGATAAAGCAGAAGCACGTACGCAGATCAGAGATTTGCGTAAATCAGACGAGTACGCAGGCACTGTTGAAGAATACCGCCTAGCCAAAAAGCTTATTGACGAACGTGCTAAAGCAGCTACGGATAAAGCGGCATTTGATGAAGCCGTTAAAGTTCCCGGTGCTCAACAAGATTTGTTTGGTGCGTTGCCAGAAGCTCGGGACACTTCCCCCGTTGGCCAACTGCGCACACTTGACACACAGATTAAAGGGCTTGACGCACAGCTTGCCGAAGCTACAAAGACAGGCGATCAGGCGCAGATCCAAGCGCTCACCAACCAGCAGTTTGATCTGCAAAAGCAGTTTCAGTCTGTGGCCCCAACGCCAGAAGGCTTTGCGGCTATGCAGAACACGGTCAATAAACAGATTGAGAATCTACGCACTAAGCTGAGTACCGCCACTGACACTGCCAGCATGGAGAGCCTTGTCAATAGCATCAAGCAGCACAAAGACGCGCTCAAACAACTTGACGAACTGAAACCTTTTGTTGCCGCAGCGCCTAAACAAACAGACGTTGCCGCCCGTGATGTCGAAATTAAAGACTTGAAAAAGAAGTTGGCTCGTTACCAAGAGCTTGGCGATGACGAAGCGATTGGTAAATTGATACCGCGCTTGAAAGAGCTGGAGGCCGTACCCACGCTGATGGAAGGCGATCAGTTCCGCAACGTTCCGACCGATGACTTGTTTGCCGCTGAGATTGATGACGGCGCAAGAGAAGCCCGTGAGACACGGGAAAGCGTTGAAGCTGAGATCGAGAAGCTCCGCGCAATGTCTGAGCGAGTCAAGACTACTTCGCCTGTTACCCAAGCGTACCGCGACAGAGAGCTTGGAAAAGCGCGTTCACTGTTGTCTTTGTTTGAGGAAAGTGAGCAGGACTGGGAAAAGCTTAAAAAAGATCCTGCCAACACCGAGTACCGCGAAGACCGCGACAAGCTGAAAGAAACGCTTGAAAAAGACATTAAAGCTTTAGAGAAACAAGAAATTCCTAAAGACGCAATACTGCCAACACGGGAGACGTTTGAACTTGGAGTCAAACGTAAGGCACTGAGGAATCTGACTCGCCGTATGGAAGCGGCCGATCGCTTCAAGGACACTACGCCACTGGCGCAAAACACTATTGACCAACGCACTGACGAGAATGTCTCCGCGTTGCTTGACTACTATTTGCCTAAGTTGACGCCTGCACAGGAAGGTTTTAATAAGCAAAACGACCGCGCCGCAATGGCTAGAGAGGTCAAAGAATTGCGTGCCAAAGTGCATGATGGGCTTATCGAAATTTACGATGCTGTCAAAATTAAAGACACTGACGCTGTTTATACCAATACCAAATCGTTTCTGTTTAACTCAGATCGTTTGGTCAACCTCAATCGTATTTTAAATAACGGCAAAGCATTAGAAGCTGAAGCTAAGGCAGGTTTGCGTGAGCAACTGCTTACAGTAACAGACGACCTAAGAAAAACAGTTGAGCAATTAACACGTTCAAAAGCTGGGCTGCGCAGATTAGATAAAGAAATTAAAGAAATTGGTCAGCCAACTTCCCCTGAACAAGCAGAATCTTTGGGGGCAATGGAGAAGCGCAGAAATACACTTGCGCTAGAAGTCAAAAAGCTGGAAGCAAAAACTGGTTGGGAAGTTAAAGCTGACGCAGTAATTGACCGCTATAGCACTGTTATTGCTGAAGATCGTGAAGTCTCTAGGGCAGGCAGACAGCTTCCAATTGAGCGTGTTGAAGGGCGTGCTACCAGAATTGACGAAATTGTTCGTGAGTTGCGTCTTGTAAACGAAAAAGTGCAGAAAGCTGGCCGTCCAACAGACGAAGCCAAAACGGCTGCATTGGCTGAACTTAAAGACCGCCGTACAGACCTTGGCAACGAACTTAAGAAGTTAAGAGCCAGTCTGCCCTCAATCAAGGAAGCAAACAAGCTGGCAGGTGAATTTGTAGAAAGCGCCCCAGCCTCAGCACCCGATCTGTTTGGCATGTCGTCTAAAATGGAAAAGGTAACACGCGCTGCACTAGGCGACGTGCTGGCAAAATTGCGGGGGCTTTATGCTCAACGAGCCAAACTTGTTGCGCAAGTAGAGAAGCGTGGGCGTTTGCCTTCAACAGAAGGGGAACAAAAACTTGTCGATCTTTTTGACAAAGGCCCATCTGGTCAGCTTAGAAATATTAACGCCAAGATACGGGAGTTAGAAGGTACCCGCGACGCACTGCAAAAACGTAGTGCTCGTGAATATCAGCAGTATCAGGAAGCAGCGCGTCAACCTGTTGTTGAGCCCGATCAGTTGGTTGAAATGCAACAACAGCTTGGCAACATTGAGCGCCAGCTCAAAGGTTTGACGGTTGAATCCGGCGCGGGCAACATACGCGCGCAATTGATGAAGGCTCGGGATGAGCTAAAGGCAAAGATTGCCGCCGGTACGGAAGAGGAAGTTACTGCGCCAGAAGGCAAGCAAAAAGAATTGCCCGGCATCCAGCCTAAGCGTCTGGCACCCACACTGCGTGAAGTTACGCCTGAAGAGCTGACAGATGCGCGCACTGCGTTTGTGGCGGCAGAGACTAAGGTTGAAGAACTGAAGAAAGCTGTGCGCAACACAGAAGCGTTGCAAGACAACCCACAGTACTTCAGTGAGGTAGCAAAGAGATTTAAAGACGAAGCCCGAGTTTTCAGGGAAGAACTTGCCCAAACGCCTGATAACTTGCTTTTGCAAAGGCTTACGTCTGACGCCAAATCACGCGAACAAAACGCACGCTACTTTGACATGTTGGCAACGCTGTCTGAAGAAGGGCGCGCTGACCTACAAGCCGTTCAAAAAGAATTGGCGCAAGCGCAAAAAGATTTGCCCAAAGCAGAAGCCACGTTCCGCGACTTAGAGCGTCGCCAGCGTATGCAACAGCAACAGCAAGCGGCTGTAACTGGCGCTACTCCCGGGCAGGTGGAAGCTGAACGTATTCAAGCAGGGGAATCCCGTGAGTTCCGTGCACCATCAGGCAAGGTACTTACCAAGCCTAAGAAAGCCGAAAGCTGGGATATTAAGAAACAGTCTGTTGCACCCGTGGCAAAAGTGCCAGAGGTTGTTAAAGCGCAGAAAGCGCTGTCAAGAGCGACTGAAGTTGCGCGTATGTCTGGCAGAGAGCTTACATCGGCTCGTGGCAAGTTAGCTGAGTCGGGTGTTACACAAGAAATCAGACAGCAACAAAAAGTCATACAGGAGCTTGAGCCGCTTGTTAAAGGCGCGTTTTCTGAAGAGAACGTAAAAGCAATTGACGACGAGTTGGCAAAAATTGATGCTAGGTTGGCGCAGAGCGAATTAATATTGCAGGCGCGTGGGTCTGATAAACCGCAACTTACGTCTCCTGTAATTGCCAAGATGAAAGGGCCTTTGCCAAAAGACTACGCCGCTAGCATTGACTTTGCCGAAAAAGAAGCGCGTAGCGAATACATGGCTGCTAAGAAACTTAGCGACGCCGCCCAAACTGCTTATGAGGGTGCACGTAAAGCAATTGACAACTTACCTGCCACTGCTTCAGGGCTGGAATTTGGCCGTTTAGACAGCGCTATGGCTCGCGCTTCTAGTGCCACAGACAAGCTTTTACCTAAAACACAAGCAGCTGAGCTGCTTTACTTGGTCGCACGCCGAGACAATCTGACTTTGAGCAAATTGATGGGTCAGGATTTGCGTGAGGCGTTTGTAGACACCAGTGCTCGTTTAGCCAAAGCTTTGAACCAAGAGTCGCCGCTTCTCAAGCAAATTGAAGAAGCCAAAGCCGCTGCAGCCAAAGCTGAGAAGGCACGCGCAGAAGCAGAAACTAAAGCTCGCGAAGAAGAGCGCAAGATTCAGGCTGAAAAAAATGCGGGCGCTGTAGAAAAACAAAAGGCGTTAGACGCCGCTAAAGCAGAGAAAGAGCGCCTTGAGAAAGCCAAGTCTGGCGCTGGGTATGACACACGCCGCTTTACACGGGATACATCTAACCCACTGATGACTGCTGAGCTTAACCGCCTCAAGCGTGAACTTGCCACAGCCGACACCAATTTGGGTAAAGCCAGAGAGAAGAACAACGTCGAAGATATTAAGAAATATCAGGCTGAGTACGACAAGATTGAATCCAATATTGACACCCTGTACTCCGTTGCTCCGATTGTTGAGCGTGACTTGGAGCAAGGTACTGGCTTACAGCCAGACGTTGCGGAAGGTATGCGTTTGCCTGCCCGTAAGGAAGGACCTGTTGTTCGTAACATGATGGGTGCTAAACGCGTGCGCCAATCTGGCGTGACTAAGCTTCGTGCAGATGGCCTGTCCCAAGAAGCCGCTAACGCAGTTCATTTGTTTACAGTCAAGGCACGTTTGGATGGCGCTACAGAAGCCAGCCGTGCCAAGTTGGAGACTGCTTACGCAGAAGCTACCGAAGGTTTAACTGAAGAGCAAATTGCTGCGCAGTTGGCTGAAGGTGAGCGGTTGTTGGGTCAAGGCCCAACGATTGAAATTATTGCCGCTCGTGAGCGCTTCCGTCAGTCGGTCATTGAACTGGAGAAAGCCCAGAAAGACTTTGACGAAGCCAAGACTCCCGCTACCAAAGAGTTGGCGCAAGATGCGCTTGACCTTGCAAACCAACGAAGTGACGCCGCTGAAGAAGCATACAAGAACGCTCGCGATGTGCGTGCTTCTAAAGCCCTAAAGGGTGGTGCGCAAGCAGAAGTCGAAGCCGCGATTGATGCCGCTACTGCTAAACAGGAAGCCGCGACACTGCCAGAGTTTGACGAAGAAGGCCCAATCCAAGGTGCTGCAACCCAGTACACGGAGATGGATCAGGTACAACTGTCTGATGCCGCTAAAGAAGCCATTGCAGATGGGCGCTTGCTTGATGCTGTAAACGATGTGGCCAAGAACGGTCAGACTGACTTTATCCGTCAAAACGCCAAGAACGTGGTCGACATGTTGCTTCGCACCAAGGTTGTTATTGATCCAGACCTTACCGATGCTTACGGCAACCCTGTGCCAGCGTTTTACAACAACGTGACAAATACGGTGTCGTTTAGACCCGGAGAGCTGACAGAAGAGAATTTGATCCACGAGGTCACCCACGCCGCATCTTTGCGTGGTTTGGTAATGCCTGCTAGCGATCTGACTAAAGAACAACTCAATGCCCGTAATGAGTTGACCGCCATGTACAACCAGCTAAAGAAAGACAAAGCGCTGGTTAATGAGTACGGGTTGACTAACGTGGCCGAGTTTGCGTCTGAGGTGCAGTCCAACAAGGATTTCCGTGACCAGATCAATAAGAAGCCTTGGTTTGGTGGCAACATGTTGTCGCGTTTCTTCCAAGCATTGCTGCGTTTGGTTGGCTTTAAAACTGGCCAAGTTACGTCAGATGTGGCTACTAAAAACATCGAAGCGCTGTACATGCCTGCGCAGAAGTTCCAGATGGTTGACCAGATCAACGCGCCGTCTGTTTTCCGTACCAAAGCGCCTGCCAGCACATCCGTTATTGTTGGCCAAGAAGCAGGTAAGACCAAGACCCTTAAAGAAAACTTTTTTGGTCTAGGTGGCCGCGTACAGTTAGTTGACAAGCTGGCTGCTGCGGATGCCGCTATTGTGGCGGGAGAAGGTGCTGGCAAGCTGTCTTCTACTGAAGCTTTCCAAGCGCAGTACTTTATGCGTTTGGCTGACAACACTACTCAAACAGCAGGTCAGTTTATTACGCACGGCCCTGTGTCGATCGTGGCCGACAAAACCGCTTTGGGCACAGAGTACCGCTACCAATCATCAGGAGGCGCTAACCTTGTTCAAATGACTGAACATTTAGACGATGCCGCCAAAGCGGGGTTGGGTGCGGATGCTGAACGTCTTTTGACAGTGCAGATTGCTGGTGAGCGTGCGGAAGCTACGCCTAACGGCTGGGCACGTTTGTTGTCTTCTGACCCTGAAGCGGCAAAGGCCGAGTACTTGCGGGACAAAGCTACGCTGGCAGCAAACCCAGCAGCCAAGAAAAGCATTGATGCGGCCAAAGCTGTGTACAAACAGTACAACAACGGCCTTATAGACTTTATTGTCCAGTGCGGATTTATCTCTAAACAAGAAGGCGAGCGCCTGAAGAAGACGCCGTTTGTGCCGTTCTATCGTGTTGAGAACAACGAGGTCAAGCTGTTTACCGACAAGGAAAGTAGTATCCGTATTGGTAACATCAAAGAGAACCCAGACTTGCAACGCATGTTGGGTGACGAAAAGACTATTCTCCCGATTTTGACCAGCGCTGTACAGAACACATTCATGTTGTCTCGTGCAGGTTTGAGGAACAACGCCACGCACAAAACTGCTGATGCGCTGTACAAGGCAGGTTTTGCATCTAAGATTGGCAAGGGAAGCGGTCCCTCTGGCACGGATGTCGTGCGCTACAAGGTTGATGGCGTTGACTATTTTGCGGTAATAGACACAGACACGTTTGGTATTCCAGCGCATTTGATTGTCAAAGGAATGGAAGGTATTAAGACCACCATCCCCGCAATTGTGCAAATGATGGGCATACCGGCGGACTGGGTGCGTAAGTTTGTGACCCGTAGCCCTGCCTACGCCATTCGCCAGTTGATTCGTGACCCTGTTAATGCGGCCATTGTTGGCGGTGTAGATGGTGTTCCTGTGGTCAATGCCTTGAAGCAGTTGGCTAAGATGCGTGCAGGTCGCAGCCCTGCTGAAGAAGCGCTCATGCGTGGTCTGGCCATCAGTAGCAACATCTACACAGGCGACGAGAAAGACATGCAGAAGTTCTTGCAGGACATTGGCACAGGCCGCGGCAAGTGGGACAAGATGCTGGGCATGCTGGACACAGTGGCGCTACAGTCTGATGCGGCTACACGCGCAACTATCTATGAGGATTCGTTGAAGAAGGGCTTCACAGAAGCACAGGCGCAGTTCCGTGCGTTTGAGTCTCAGAACTTTAGCCGCCGTGGATTGTCGCCAAGCATGCAAATGCTCAGCACCATGGTTCCGTTCTTTAACGCGCAGATTCAGGGCTTGGATGTCTTGTATCGGTCATTTAAAGGCACAACACCTTTTGCTGAGCGTTTGGAGATTCAGCGCAAGATTAAAGCGCGTGGCCTGATGTTGATGGCCGGAACCATGGCTTACGCTTTGATGATGGAAGACAACGAAGATTACCGCAAACTACCGCCTGAAGTTAAGTATGGCAATTGGTTTGTGTACATTCCAAACGTCAAAGAACCACTAAAGATTCCAATTCCGTACGAGGTGGGTATCTTGTTCAAGGCGTTGCCAGAAGCTATTTTGGATGTGGCGCGGCGAGACACTAAGGCCAAGGAAGCAATCAAAGGTCTGGGCATGCTCTTGTGGCAGTCCACTCCCGGCGTTGTGCCTGTGGCCGGCAAACCGCTTATCGAAGCGTCCATTGGCGCTACGGCATACGGACCGATCGAGTCGGCAAGAGAGAAAGATTTGCCTGCCGCTATGCGCTATCGTGAAGAGACGACTGAAGTGGCCAAAGCTTTGGGTTCGTTTACCGGAGCCGTGGGCGTGTCGCCCCTGCTGATTGAGCATTTTGTGCGTAGCTATACCAGCAACTTGGGGCTGTCAGCCCTGCACATGCTAGACCCAGTACTGCGCTCATCAACGGAAGGCGAGAAAGCGTCTTCTTCTGCCAGCAAGTTGCCGTTCATTGGCGGTCTGTTCCAGTCAACCGAAGGCCGCTTCATCATCGACCGCGCTTACGAGCGCATGGAAGAAGTCGTCAGAGCGCAAAAAGGCTATGAGGATTTGGAGAGACGCGGTAAGAAAGCTGAAGCCAGAGCATGGGCGCAGGAGTATGCGTCGCTGTTGGCCCAATCCGATATGGCTGGAGGTTTCAAGAAGTCTATGGGGGAGATGTTCACCGATGAGCGTACGGTGCGAGCTAACTCAAGGCTCTCAACAGAGCAAAAAGACAAGCTGATCGCACGCATCAAGGCGGCGCAGAATCGTGAGGCCGAAGCTTTCTATCAGGCAACCGAAAGAAGAAGACCCCAGTAAAGCCTTCGTAGACGCCCGTCTTAGCACGGGCGTCTAGTACGCGGCAAAGGACTGCCTTGCGCAGCCCTAGTTCACGGACAGAGTCCGTGTCGAGGCAAGGGATGAAGAATCCCTGCCCCTTTTCAACTTTCTCCCACGGGAAGTGGATTGATGATACTTTCATCTAGTTCGTCCATCTTACGTCTAACACGCATTGCAGGAACCCGCATGGCGGGGCCTTTGGTCTTGGCGGTCATGTTCTTCCTAAGATACTCGATCTGGAACGTGTCCTCAAGCTGGCGCTTGAATGAAGCGTAACCGAAACTCATGGAAGCGCAATAGGACTTGAGCAGTGTCTCCTCAATGAAGTAGTCAATAAAGCCGGGCGTTATGCCGTGCTCCACCCGCCCAAGAATCTTGTTGCGTGTGATGGTCTGGTCAATCATCTGACCGCTACCGAGTTCTGCCATGAGACCGCCAGTGCTAGGCTTGATTACCACAAAGCTGCCATAGCTGTCACGAGTGTAAGAGTTCAAAACATCTTCGGCAGTGCGCAGGCTGTGCTTCATGCTAGCACGCATAGATGCCACGACTTTCTTGAAAGCGTTCAGTACTGGGCGCAGTGGGATATCCACAATCCCAGCGGCTTTAAAAGCATTACGGGCATGGACTGCGGTTCCGATACCTGCCATCCAGAATCGCTCATCGTTGGTGGCGTTAAACTCTGTGTACATGGCGGCTACTGCTTCGCGTACAGATGTGGGGAACTCATCCACATGCTCAACCATGTACTCGACCAACTTGTAGCCAGCCACGCCATAGTTGTACTGTAAGGACTTGATGATCTCAATCTCATGGGGCTCCCATGTCAGCGCTTCCTCAAACGTAAACTCAAGCAAGCGGCGCAGTTCACCTTCCGAAGAGTGGTCACGACCGCCAGTCAGGTAGTCCACAACGTGGGTGTTGGAAGACATCAGGCAGGTAGTCATCCACGTGGACAAGTTCAAGCGCTCTTTGTTGGAGCCAGACTCCATACGCTCCTTGCCACGACCCTCAGTCATATCAAGCAGGAACTCAGGCAACCACTCAGGAGCGGCTCGGTTCTTGGCGGTGATCTCATCGGTGATGAGTGGGTGGCTGTTGAGCAAACCCAAGCGCTGTTGCATGGCCACAGGAGATGTGCTCTTGCCTGTGCGGTAGTGGGTCGGGTGCCCCCAGACAGATGCTGCAGCCTCCAGAGACAAAGTCTTACCTGTACCGGACTCAGTTGATGCACAGTGGTATGTCATGCCGTAGATGCCAGTAAAGCGCATGAATGGTGACCCAGCACCGGCAAGGATCACAGCAAGGTGTCCCCACATCTTCTTGGCAATCAGCATGTTGATGAAGTCACGCCATGCCTCGATTGTGCCCTTGGGCTCGGTGTTTACTGTGATGTTCTCAAGACCCGGCATCGGGACTTTGACTGGGGGTTTACCCTTACTGAAGATACGCCCTGCATAGACGTATGTGTTATCTGCCTGCCAGCCGTAGCTGTCAGGGACCTTTATAGCTGGTCTGCTTGTGCTAGCTTCTTCCACGCATGCCCTCACATATTCAAATAGGTTTTTATCGTTGCCGTGGCCAAAAGCGGCCACGATGTTTTGACTAGCCAGTGCTTTGACTGTCTCGTCTTTACTGACCACAGCCTTCTGAGCCATAGTCACGTTCACTGCACCTTCAGGCTTGAGCGCTATCATGTGCACTGTGTGATCCCCGTTGCTGTTGAGGATGTCAACAACGAACAGTTCGTAGGGCAACAACATGACCTGCTTCTTGGCCTTGTTGCCTTCTTCGTCTTCTACTGTGCGCTCCATGAACGTGCCGCCATTTGCGCCATAGGCATAGCCGCGTGGTGGTGTTGGGCGCATGACCTTGATGGTTTCTTTTAAGGAACTCGAGCTTTCAGCAGACAGCGCTACTTCAATCTCTTTCTCCTCAACCTCGACTGCCAACTCACGACCAAGGATCAGCGGGTTGGTGATCTTGCCCCAATGTGTGCATGACGGGCATACACCGGGGTTCTCGCTATCCATCTTGATGCAGGGGTACGGACCCTTGATGCTTTGCAGCTTCTGGTTCATACGCTCTGGCTCGTACGGGTGCATCTTGCTCAGCCACACAGCCGCACGGTTGCCGTCCTCACAGACTTTAGTCCATGACAGAAGACCACGCCAGATCGGCTCCATGCCTTCTTCCTGAGCATGCTCAACGTAGTGCGCAAGCTGGTTGCAACCCCGATCGTTTTGCGTGGCCAGCCAAATTGGTTTGAACTTGGTTACGCTGTTCTCAAACAGTTTGACACTGGTCGGGGAAGTGGAGGCAGCCGAAGGACGGGAGCCGGGCAAGTCAAGCCTTGGGGCTTGCGCCTCATAGACCGAACCGACTAGCTTTTCCCTGATGATGGCCGCTATGTCGTCGAAGTTGAACACATCGCCTTCAGTCAGTATGCGCACAGGGCGCGGCGTTGCGTACTTCTTCTTGAAGTTTGTCGTCTCAGGCACACGCAAGACACGGGCGGCATCAGCCGTCACAGTCATGTCGATGGCCAGTTCTTCCTGTTTGCACAGGCGTTTAAAGTTCTCGGCCACAGGCTTCCATGAGTCGATAGGCAAAGCCTCCTGCAATGGCCAGTAGCAGTGCAAGCCGCCACCAGACGCCACCACGTAGGGCGTACCCAGCGCATCTAGGCCAGTTTTCTCCAAGAACGCATTGAGCGCAAGGGCGGCATCTTTCTTTGATGCGTAGCCATCCATGTCGATGAACAGGGATTTCACATACCTTGCGTTTGCAGCAGTGCGTTTGTCCTCGTCACCAAAGGTAGCCAAGGCAAAGTAAACGTCGCACTTGTCGTCATGCCAACGTTTAATTGGCGCTGTAGTTTCATCGAGCGCTGTCACAAAGGCATGCTCTTTGATCTTTGTTAATTCTGCTACGCAGTACCGACCATATTCTGGCGGTGGCAGAACAACCGCTAAAAACTCAAGCGGAGTCATTGAATTCCTTGCGGGTTAGAAGAGTTCGAGCTGACGTGGGTCCGTGGCTACTGGGCGCTCCATGATGGGGTAACCAGCAATACGACTGAGCAGTTCCATCTGCCAGTTCTTTGGCAAGCCTTCTGGCTTGTGTACCAAGTCTTCAGCGAAACGAATCAGTTCTTGCGTGGTGAGGGATCTAGGTTGTATTCCGTACATATTTTTCTCCATGCCTCGTCTGCTGTGCGAGAGGTCTGCATTATTTTGGTTAAGAATTCGACGCGGTTACGATAGGCCACAAACACTTCCGTGCCTGTAAACCAGTTGTATACAGTCTGTCGAGAGACGCCAAGCGCATAGGCAATCTTCGTGACGGGAAAGTCAAGATGAATCGCCCAACGCCCAAGCTGGTTGCCCAGAGACTTGGGGGTCTTCGCTACGTCGTCAATGATTTTTTGTGAGTAGGCCATAGTGTTGGGTGGGGGGATTCACGGCGTCAAGCGGGGCCCGGTCGCCGGGCAGGCTGCCTTTATCCGCCACTTTCATGAATTACCGCTATCCCCCCGATCTTTATTTCCTGTTCTGTGCCAACAGCAAGCAGGCTGCTTGTTCTAAAGTCTCTTGTACAAACAGAGCGCAAGACGCAACCATAGGATCAGCACCGTTGGATACAGCCTTCTCCCATTTATCTTTGCGATCATGCGACGAGTACGTACAAGATGCGATTAGGCACACCAATATAAGCGTGGCCATTGCACAGACGCGCAACCAAAAACGGTTTTCAACTTCGTCGCGCATCATTCGTCATCCCAATCAGCAACGATGTCGGCCAGCTTGCCCTTCTTGGCAGGTACTGACTCAACCTTGGCTGGCGCTTTGCGAACTTCGGGCTCCTCTTCGGCTTCCACCTCAACAGGCTTGGCTTTCTTGGGCTTGGCGGCTTTGACTTCGGCCACGGCTTCTGCTTCGTCTTCGTCCATCATCTCGCCCATAGGCTTGGTGGTGGGACGCTTGCCTTCAATGGCCAGCGGTGCAGGGGCGGCAACGCCATCAGCAGAGGCAGGGGTAACAGCCACGGCCTTCTCAGCGTCCTTGGACTTGGCCTGATCTTGCGCTGTCTCGTACTCATCTTCAGTCAACCAACGCACAGGGGCGAAGAACAACTTGGGAGACTCAGCCTTGGTGTCGAACTTCATACGTGTCACGATGGAGTCCAAGTTCACTGGAGGCGTTTGCGCCGCCATGTAACGGGCGTATGCCTGCAGTGGGCGCTTCTCGCCGTCTTCCTTGCCGAAGATAGAAGTCGCAGGCAAAGTCACTTGCAACACATCACCTTCGGGGTTGTTAGCCAACACCACAGCCAAGCGCTGTTGGTAGCGGCATGCACGGCTCTGACCTGTACCTGACCCAGCGATGTTCTGTGGGCATGTGGCACAGCTTGAGGACTGCTTGTTGCGAACGCCTGCATCGGGCTTCTCACCATCAGCAGAAGTGCAGTCAGGGGCGGCTGCAGCCGCATCCTTGTCGTAGCCACCAGCGTAGAAAATACGGCTGACCTTGGGGGCGGCTTTCACAATGATGACGTCCAAGAAGCGCTCGTCAATTGCGGCAATCTCCTTGCCGCTTGCAAGCAGGCGGAACACACCGCCCTTGATGGAGACGCGCTTCATGCCGCCACCGGCGTTCACGTTACCGGCCAGAGCCAAAGTTGTTGCGGATAACGCTGCATTCTTAGCGAATGAGGGCACGTTTGAGGGGCTGAACATAGTAATGTTACTCATTTTGTTTTCCAATTAAGTAGGTTTGCGTACAGAGATGTCATACTCAGATGCTGAGTTGAGTCCGGGCGGTACGACCCCGGGGTTTTCTTCCAAGAACTGAGCCATGTTGGATTGCGCAATGCGCTTCTCCAGAAGTTCAACGGCCTCGTGTGCCAATACGAACTTCTTGAACTCATCCCAGTCTTGTGTGGTGTAGCGAGTCTTCACGGACATGACTGCCGTGCCCTCGGTAGTGCGTACAGATGTGACCCCCATGGCCTTCATCTGGTCTTTGATAGCGTTCTTGATCTCGTCTTGCTGTGCCTTGAGTACTTCCGCTTGGGTGTCGTACTCTTGGGTCAACTCGGTCAAACGCGTGCGCAACTTGCGGTAGATTTTTACCAACTTGTCGAGCGGTACTGCTTCTTCTTCCATTTGCTTCTCCTGTTATTTTGTTGTCTAAGGTTGGACAGTTTACATGTAATTTCGATCGTTGCAACCCCCTTTCAAGATTTAATTTCAGTTTCAAACATGTCAGTCAAAAGTAAGTTATCGCTAACTTTCCCAGCCAACGCATTAAACATCTTCTTCTCAATCGGGCTACTCTGAATGTGAATCACAGTAACTTTGTCTGAGTCTTGCCCCTTGCGGTCAGCACGGGCACAGCACTGGATGTACTGCTCAACGCTCATGAGCGGGCCATAGAACACCACAGTATCAGCGGCAGTCAGCGTAATGCCGTGGGCAGAAGCGGCTGGTTGCATCACTAACACACGGGGGTTTGGCTCGGTCTGGAAGCGGTTGATAGTTATACCGCGCTTGCTAGGGGATATGTCTCCGTGAATGCACTCGTTGACAATACCCTTCTTGGTCAGGTAGTTGCTGATCGTGTCGATGGTGCTTCGGAACAGGGCGAAGATGATGACCTTGCGATCAGTCTCCTCCAAGATTTCCTCAAGCACCGACAGGCGGGGCGCTGAGTCGAACTCAACAACTTCCTTGTCGTCTGTGTAGGCCGCACCACAACTGATCTGCAGTAGCTTGGATACGCCTGCGGCGGCGTTGACAGCGGTGATCGTCTCACCTGCAGCTTGCACCAGCATGCGGTCCTTGAGCATTGTGTAGTACTTGGCTTGCTGTGGGGTCAGCGGTACTTCACGCGTCATTGTGATGACAGGCGGCAAGTCAAGGCACTGTGCTTTGGTAAAGCGTATCGCAGGTTGCAGGGCTTCGTGCACTTTCTCCTTGGCATCAAACTTAGGAGCCCACTTGAACATCGTTAGCTTGTTCATCACCTGATCGCGCCATGCTGTGAAGAACTTGGGCACGCCCTCTGGGTTAACTAACTTGGCCAAACCATACGCATCCACAGGCGACTGCGATGCAGGCGTACCAGTCATCATCCACAGGTACGTGTTCGGCATAAGGATAGAATTGAGCGACTTCCATCTGCGTGTGGTGATGGTCTTGTACGCGTTGGCTTCGTCAACAATCACTAGGTCGAAGCGGCCATCGTTACGCACTTCATCCGCAATCAGGTTGAGCCCTTCGTAGTTGGTGATGACGATCTCGTAGTCACGCTGAATCATCTCGATGCGCCGACTAGCTTGCGGATGGTGCGCGATAACGGCAGAGCGGTGAATGACGCTGTTGTTGATGTCCCCCATCCATGCGCTGTGCATGATCGACAGAGGACACAGAATCAAAACCCTACGCACCTTCTTGAGTTTCATCAAGTAGTCAGCCGCCCAGAGCGCAGACAGTGTCTTGCCAGTACCGGGCTCAGAGAACACAAAGGCTCTCCTGTACATCGTGAGGAACGATGCAGTCTCGATCTGGTGCGCCATGGGCTTGTAACGCCCCGGCCAGTCATAGCGCCGAACAATCGGCGATGGCACATTTTTAACACCTAGGTTACGCAACACCCGCGCTTCGTCAAGACCCCAGTAAACAGCGACATCGTAGCCACCGTCTGCACGGGGCATGGCCTTGCTCTTTGGGATGATTGAGTACTTGTGCGGGTTCCTTGTGCGTAAGATAAGTGCTTTGTCTTCTACGATTTCCATTGCTTCTCCAAGCTATTATTTTCCGTTGTCGCTTTGGTTAGCGCTCTTGTTACGGAGTCGGGTGTTACCTGTCGTTGACTTGCCGCCTGCACGCAAAGGTTTGATGTGGTCAATGTCCTTGCCTGCTCGGTCAATGCCCTTCTTGTCATAGGTTCTACGAGCTTTTTGACGCTCGATCTGGTCGGCTGTTTCACCTGTTTTCTTTTGTAGTTTGTATGCGTGTTTGTAGTCACGCTTGCCGTTTACTTGTGTCATGGTCAGTCCTCTAAAATTGCTTTACGAATTCTGCTTAGGCTTAGCACTACACGAGGCTCATGCTTAACGCCTCTATGCCTCATTACATCTGCAATTAAGCGCATTGCCAAAATAGTAGCGCACTCTGTGTGCAATCCAATTGATCCGTACTCAGTGCCGTTATCCGCACTGGTGTGTACCCGCCCATCATGTACGATGGCACTATCGCCGGAGCGTAGAACATGGCCACAGACATGGCACATGCTTGGGCACGAATTAATAACATCATCTGGGTGGAGATAAGACATAAATTTCCTTAGTGCTTAGGGTTGAACTCGCATCCGGTGACCTGACACCATCCGCAAAGTGGGGTTTGATTGGGGTTCCATACACCCGTCTCAAAGCATGCTTCAAGACGCGCAGTACGCTCACGATACTTCCACCAGAACTGCTCGGCTTGGTCTCGTGTCATCTGCATCTTGACCATATCATCTTTGACGATGAACAGCAACGCAGAGTTAACTTTGCGGATGTGCGGGAAATGCGCGAACACCATGAGCGACATGAGCACAAGCTGATCCCTGTCGGGGTACTTGTTGTTGCCAGTCTTCCAGTCACCCACCCAAGCTGTAAGGTTCTCGTCATCTACGATCAGGATGTCGGCAATGCCTCGAACCCAAACATCGGGAGCCTTCCAGTTGGTAGGGCGTAGGTCAACAGTCAGCGCCATTTCGTACTCAGCCAAAGCCCTTCCGGGCTTCTTAAGCATGGCGTCCACTACAGACTGGAACTGCGCATACTCAGGCGGTATTGGCTTCTTGTCTCTGATGTAGAGTTCAATGGCTTCATGCACCTGATTGCCGTACTTTGTTGCCTCAGTCTCTTGGAAGGGGTACTTCTTCAAGACCTTGACCTCGTGGTATCGGCGCTGGCAACCCTCAAAGTCTTTGAGGGAGGAGTGGGACCATGCTGGTTTTTTCATTTAAGTGTCTCTGTGCAACGAATGACTGCGCGTCCTGCATGGCCAAAGTACCCGCCACACAATGAACTTCCGCTACGAGACTCACAAGAAATCTCGCCCCCGTGAGGGCAATCGTCGTTGTGCAAAGGAAACGCGCCTGAATCACTGTTGGGGTAAGGTTTAATGGCTACCGCACGCCATTTAAGAATTTCAATATCGCCGTCAATGTTGGTTGTAATCTCTTGAATCATTCAAACCTCGCTGTGTTAATGGCTTCGGTGAGTCGGTTGGCAAACTTGGTGACAAATGCTTCGTTGGCATTAAGGCGGTGCTCGCCCATGTCCCTCAGAATTGTGTGTACAACCTCGTGCCAGAAGGTATCTGCGATCTCCTCTGGTTTGAACTGCCTGCCTGTGGTGTTACTCGTTCGACCTAGTTGGATGCGTTGGTCATGGTAAAAGACCCGCCCCATGTCACGCTTGTCAAGCATGGCTTCAACTACTTCGACTGAGTACCACCTCCGCCCAACTCTTATCTTGGTTGGTAACTTCATTGCTTCTCCTAGTTTTTAGCTAACCCATATCTACGGTGCGCGCCACCGTCAGCGTCCAATGGAATGCCCGGCATGTAAGGCGGCTCCATAGTCATCTGCGCCAAGACCCAAGTCTTAGCTTCAGCTACTTCAGCGTCAGGAACCACAACGATCTGCTCGTCATGTACTGTCCCCGCCACAAAGTATCTCTTTGCAGTACGTACCATCCCATCAGTCATCACGCATCTCGCTACGCCCTGCGTGACATTGTTGGTTATTTTTCCTGCATATATCTTAGTACGATCTGGCCCGTATGTCCACTCTGTCTGCTCTTTATTTGTTTTCTCGTCTGTAAAGCGCCTGATGTTGAGGTCAGGATACAACAGTTTCATGCCAGAGGGCAGCTCAATCTCCCCCTTGCGGTACGTCAGGCACTTGTGCTTGTACGTCTTGCCTCTGTACAGACACTCACCGATAAGCTGTGTGTTCAAGTCCCAGAACTCCACGACAGGCGTAGCCGTAGCGCGGTACTTGTCGATGATGGCCTTGGCCGCAAGGCAGTGGATGACTAGCTCCTTGGTTGTGCAGGTGTGCGGTATGGATTGGAGCTTCTCGACATTGACTTCCCATTCCAAGAACTTCTGCGCTGCTTGTTGAGTAACGCCAAGCTTCTTTGCAAAGGCCAAGTCGTAGCGCTGTGGTGGTGCCCCAAGGAATCCAGTGAGAAGCTGTGAAGCAAAAGCCGCCCAGCCAAGACCGTATCCACAGCCAAGGAGCGCGCTTTTCGCTGACTGCCTAAGATCGGGGTGAGACTCCTTACTAAGTCCGGGTATGTTAAACATCTGCGAACCGAACGCGGCGTAAGGGTCACCCCCAGCGCGGAAGATGTCCAGCATGTCCGTGTAGTCTGAAAGCCACGCGAGTACTCGCGGCTCAATCTGCGATAGATCTCCAACGACGAGTTGGTGGCCAGCGGGAGCCATAATTGCTTTGCGTAGGAACGAACCACGCTTGAGGTTCTGCATGTTGATGGCCGAGCCTTTCGACGCTGTCCAGCGGCCTGTCTGTGCACCGTAGTACGAAAGCGGAACTGGAAGCGAGCCACGTTTGCTGATGTCCAAGAAGCGCTGTGCACGGGTGCGCTCAGTGGTAGATTTAACCTTAAGACGCGCTTCACAAAGAAGGGCAACGTCCTCACGTTCACCATTGAGTAGCGCTTGAAATAGGGCATCGTTTTTAGCGAGGGCAAGTGTCTCTTTCCCAGTCGTCTTACTTGTCTTGGTTGGCGGAACCACATTGAGTTTCTCAAGTAGTGCAGCAAACTGCGGGTTCGACGCCAGAGCAGTTTCGTCCACGCCGAGTTTCTGTAATAGTGCTTCACGTTTTTCCTTTTCATCTAGTATGGCGTCGGTCAACATGTTGGGGTCAAGCTCAAGGCATGCACGGGTGTACATCTTGAGGGTCATGTCTATAAGCCGTAGTTCCTTCGATGGGTAGGCATCCACCAGCCGTTTGAATATTTCCTCGCACAGAAACACATCATGCTTGCAGTATTCAGCGAGTTCTCGTTCAAGGCTGGGTTCCAGCTCGTGAACTCCGTTAGTTGAATGAACCGCTGTACCTTTATCTGGAAGCCCGAAGTCACGGGCGAGCTTTGCAAGTGAGTTTCCAACTTCCACGCCACGTAAAGCTCGCGCCATTGATAGGGTATCGAAGATGAAGCATGGGCGTACACCGTATCGCCACTCCATAATTGATACATCGAACTGTGCGTTGTGCGCAAGCACTGCGGTTCGTCCCCAGTCGATTCCAGAAAAGTATTCACGTAGTCCATCTCCTCTAACCCACGTAGTTGGGCTGTCAGATCCGAACTCATGAACGCAGCATCCAAACGCGTGAAATAAGTCATGGCGTATGTACTCCTCAGTTGTCATTTTGGTTAGTGTGTAACCTATCTTGGTGTCCCAGTAGGTCTCGAAGTCGATCGATAAGATCGTGTCATATGGTGCGCTCATTCTTCTCCTTTAGTGCTTTCTGAATCGCCTCGGCGTAGTCCATGTTGTTTGCCCACCCTGCGCGGTATATCTCACCGATCTCTTTGTTGGTCAGGTCGACCCATGTGCGCTTCTGCTTATCAAGCATCCACTGCATAGCCTCTAGCACCTGCTTTGCGGCTTCAGTTACATCAACGTCTTCATTAACTTCAATGCGCCTATCTGCTGTGATACGCATCACCCAACCATCCATCAATGTGTTGCTTGTGGTTTTAAATTCAATTGTGTTTGGTGTCATGTGTTCTTCTCCTTTAGTTTGGCTTCGATGGCTTGGCAGAGTGCAAAGTGTTCAGTGTTTTGCGTAGTTAACTCCGCATCCATAATGTCTACGATCTCTACATCCGTCAACCCAACCCACTCACGCTTGGGTGCGTACACATACGGCTGTCCCATGTCACGCAGTATCTGCTTGCCAAGGTTGCTGTTCTTCTCAACATCGTTGAAGGCTTCGTCTTCTTCTTTAGTCCAGTCGGTCATTTTTTCTCCTTTGATGCCGCTTCAATTGCGCGCTCATGCAATAAGTCGTAAAGACTTGGATCGCCTTTAAAAAAAAAGTTTGCCGCAACTATGAACAACATAAAAAGCATTACGTCTTTCATGTGTTCTTCTCCTTGAGTTTGGCTTCAATGGCGCGAATGTCCACTTGGCTTGGTTCGTATGGTAAATTCCACACGATGTTTTTTACTTCCTCATCCGTCAGACCCACCCACTCGCGCTGTGGGTACAAACCCCACACCTGACCCAGTGGTGTAAACAAAGGGCAGTCTTGGTCTGTACTTACCATGCCATTACTTGGGTCGTACCATGCTATTGGGGTCATGCTTGTCCCCTTGCTCGGATGATGTTGGCGCAGTCAGATGGTGTCGGCCATTTTTCGTCAGGCACAAGAATTTTTTCGCACTGTTCTTCAAGCGAATCACACACCTTTGCACACGCCTCACGCTCTTTCTCAATGGTTAAGTTGACCAAAAGAACCAAGTGCGGGGTTGATAAAGTCCACGTTGTGTAGTGCGTGTTCTCTGCCACAACTTTGTGCAGCGCCTCTAAAATTTCATCTTGTGTCATTGCACTCTCCCCCGCATAGCCTCAACTTGCGCACTTTGCTGATCCATCAAGTAGTCCCGTTGCTTGGTTGCCAACTCGTACATGGCATATAGGGTTTCAATATGGCCGCCCATTCTTTCTAATTCATCTGCCGCTTGCAAAATAACTTCCTTTGGACAAAACTCGTGGTTCAGGCGCAGGTCTTCTATCAAAGTTTTTAATTTGTCGTTCATATATTCTCCTTAATTAAAGTTCTCCTTGGGTGGTGCGTCTAACAGGTTTAGAAAGCCGAAAAAATCGTTTGCCGCCAGCATGAGCTGCGACGCCTCCATCTCGTTACAGTTTAGGGTAACGACTCCTGCTATTTGGTCTTCAGCGCGGCCAACGATGACCACGCCTTGTGCTTTGCCCTCGCCGTAGCACATGACCAGTTTGTGGATCAGTAGCTTGAAGTGGGCTTGCTCTTCGTCTGACATGGCCGTCACCCTGCGGTGTAGCTCCGCTTCAGACATCGAGTCGTCAAAGTCCTTGTATTTCATATCGTTTGAGCTCCAGTAGTGTTTTCAGCTCATCAAGGTTGTGCTCACGGGCAATGAACACAATACCCCATGCATTTCGGATGGCGTCGAGTTCTCTGTCTTGAAGAGCTGTGGTTGTGCCCTTGCCTGCCTTGCACTCGATGGCAATGAATTGTCCGTCCATGCAGCCAATGATGTCAGGTATACCCGCTCGGCCAAAGCCATTAGCGGGGGGCATGAAGTGGTAGATTTTGAGTTCATCCAGTAGTTTCCGTACGTTCGCTTTTACTTTTGATTCAGGTGTCGAAGCCATCGTAACCCCCATTCGCTTCAACGTACCTTGTCAGGTTAACCTCTGGATGCCCAAAAGTTTTGCCGTCGTTGGCAATCTCTCGGTTGAGCAACTCAAACGCTTTCAGTATGGTGCGCATGCCGTACAGATCAACTGTCTTCTGCACATCAGGCAACACCGCCGCGCTCGGGTCTGAAGCCAGTATGAGGTACAAGAGCCGCAACGCGACCCAGTCCTTCTTCTTGAGTTTGTCGACTGAGGTCATTTGTTTTTCGCTCCATGCATTTCATATAGCGTTGCCATGTATGCAACCATCTTGTCAAGCGGGTAGCCGTTGTGGTACGCAAGCATGCACAGGTAGCTCATGAGCGCAGATATGCCGATGTCTACTTTCTGCGTGCCCATTGCAGTTTTGAGAATCTCTACTGCAGCTTCCACTTGATCGCGTTTGTTGTTGAGTGCGCGTGTTTCTTCAATGTCTTTGGTCATGTCATTTCTCCTGTGTTTCTATTAATTTGTCTAAGTAGTGACGCGCCTTCTTCA